AAAATTGATTTTCATAAATGGAAACTCCTCATTATTTTGAAATCCCCAAACATCTTTTGATTTGGTAACTGAATATCCAACGAGAGAATCTTTACATTGTTCATCAAGGATGTTGTAAATTCTTTGAATTTTTGCAGTGTCAATGTTAGGTGGAAGTTTGATAAAAAAATACGGAGTAAACGCAGTTGTAAGACAGACAGACTTCCCCTCCTCAGTCTTACCAAAGATACTGATCAAGTGCTCATCATCTGTATCTCTGGATTCCCAAGTGAGTGCTTGGAAGGCTACCATTGTGTAGTCATCGCCCGAAAATTTTAATATACTTTATTAGTAAAAATGTCAGCCGCTTTGATTGACCTTGTATCTAAAGGTGCCCAGGATGCGTACATTACTGGTCAACCACAGGTCAGTTTTTTCCGTCAAAACTACAAGCGACACACAAATTTTGCGATGCGTCCAGAACGCGTGGATTACATTGGTACTTTCGGTGCTTCCAATGAAATTGTCGTTCCACTCCGCTCCAAGGGTGACCTCTTGAGCTATGTCTGGATTGAAGCCGAAGGTATTGCTTTGCCAGGTGGTAACAACGCTATGTTTGACACTTCCGCGTCCCAACCAACAACCTTCCAATTGTGGATTGGTGGACAAAAAGTGTGCGAACTTGACTCCCTCTTCGTTCAGGGTATTCACAATGTGTTGTACAACGACAACTCTGCCAAGGCTACCATGAGACACACCATTGAAACTTCCCAAAACAACTCAAATGGTGACCACTATGTGATCCCATTCTTCTTCGGTGAAGACTGGACAAAATCACTCCCACTTGTGGCTCTCCAGTACCATGAAGTGGAATTGCGTATTAAGATCCAAGATCAATACACCGCGGCGGGTACTCCAAAAATTTACGCCAACTACATCTACTTGGACACAGATGAACGCAAGTTCTTCACAGACAACGAACACGAGTTGTTGATCAACCAAGTTCAATATCAACCAGGTACACAAGCCGATACCGAGTTTGATCTTACTTACTTTAACCACCCAGTGAAGGCGCTTCACTTGGTTGCGGGTAACATTAACAATGCGGATTGGGAAACCAATTACACCTTTGGTACTGGTTCGTTGTACATCAACGGCACCGCTCTCTTTGAGAACATGTCTAATGTCTACCACCACGATGTTGTTCCAGAAATGCACTGCTCCGCCCTTGGTGTTGACAGTCTTGTTCAAGACAGTGTGTACACCTGGCCATTCTGCCTTAACTTGGACAAGTCACAACCAAGTGGATCCCTTAACTTTTCCCGTATTGACAACGCCAAGTTGTTGCTTAATGGTGTGACTACCGCCGATTCAAGTGCCTCGGCTCGTGTCTATGCGGTGAACTATAACATCTTACGCGTTAAGAATGGTATGGCTGGTGTTGCGTTTGGTAATTAAAAGCCTGAACGAATTATAATCAAAAAATATATTACCCGTTCTTCTTCAGATGAACTTACACATGTGATGAGGAAAATTGAAAAATACACGCACAGGTATGACCGCCTCATCGTCGAGAAGAAAACTGTGGCTGTGATGTCTATGTAATTTGATCATCCTCCTTGTTCACTTCCACCGGTGGTGCCTCGAGTATCTCCACTTGGTACACGTTGTTATTGGATGGGTAAATCGCAGCCAAACGACACGTATTCACTGTCATGACTGGAACTTTTCGTTCAACAATGATGACTGGTGGGCATACTAAAACTAACGACATATATATATGATTGTTATTTAAAAATATCAATGATATATAAGCATAGATGGAACTCACCCCTATTAAACTTATTAAGAATAGGGATGTTCGCAAACGCCTTTTGATGGTAAAAGGTGAGTCTGCTGAGATTGATACATCTGATTACATTGAGAGTAAAATGAATACAAGTCTTGCCGCGAGACATCTCATGGCTGTTGAGGATGCTGGAGAAGTTGCTAAACAACTCCTTCAAAGACCGGGTATCTTTGAACAGATCGGAAAAGATATCAAAAAGGAGGCCGACTACGACTTCAAGTTTCAATGTCGCCGAACATCTAATATGACCAAACCAACAAAAAATCGTAATGGTACCGAGTATCTTCACATTGCCCACACATATCCAAGTGGAGATGGTCACTATGCACTCGCCAGAGTAAATCACAATAATAAGGAAATCAAGTTGTTCAATTCAATGGGAGCGAATCGTACAGAATTCAAGAATGAACTTCGTACAGTCTATGGAAATAGATACACAATAAGAAACAAACAATCTTCATTTCAACCAACGGGTGGATTTGTGAGTACGAATATAGAAAATTACAAACAACTTCTCAAGAACACAAATATTAACATTCGGAACAAGAAAGTTTTAGAAAAGTCGTTTGAGATTTCACAATACGATGAATTGTCACAACACCATTTCTGTTATATTGAAGCTTTTATCGCCATGATGCACGATACATTGGGTACATCCATTGGTCCAAAAGATCCACGAGATCGCCTCACATTTATAAAGAGGGTTGTATGGGCACTTATTCATAAATATACACCACCTTCAAATAGAACTTCACTCAAATGGAAATACTTTGTGACAAACTTTCCATACATCTTACAGATTACAAATATCAACGGTAAAAGATTTAAATTGAATCATGTCGCACAAGTACCAAAGCTTGTTGAAGGTATCAATGTTGAGCGAGTCAGAAAGAGTTTGGCAAAACTTGAACTTCCAGGGGGTATCAACAGTTCGTGGTCCCTCACACAAATTATGAATTGGGCAGGAAGTAAAATATGAGCTTATAATAAATGTTTCCAGCTCTAGTTGTCGGAACACTCGCAGCGGCTGCGACTTACACTTTTTTTGGTGCAAACCTCGTGAGTGCCGCCAAGGCTAAGGAGATGATACGTTCGGGGAAGATAAAGAAGGTCATTGATGTTCGCACGATGGCAGAATATAGAGCTGGTCACTATCGGGGTGCTCTCCATATTCCAGTGAATAAGATTAACAAAAAGACTACAACGGAACTTCCAAAGAAGGGACTACTCGTCTACTGCAATACTGGGCAACGGGCCAGATTTGCAGCAGAGAAACTTATTGAATTAGGTTTTGAAGATGTTTATTACATTGCCGGTCACTACTCAAGTCTCAACTGAGACCCTCAATAACTTCCTTCGTCTTTTCATACATTCGCTTCGCGTGGAACTTTTCGTCTTTGAGTTGTTCCCAAATCGTCAATCGATACTCCAAGAAATCCAAGAATCTCTCAGGGTCTCGGTTAGACTTGTAACGAACCTTTTCACCCTTCACGGCCTTTTCCATCGCGGTGAGCTTGGCTTCGAACATGCGTTCTTGCATAGCCTCGGGGGTCTCCCGAGAAGTGAGTTCTTGTTTCTTGAGCGCCATTTGTAATACAGTTGCATCATATCTTTAAATGAAGAAGTGCTTTGTTGCGCCATGTAGCCACAGTGTTTACACTCACACCCAATTCCACCGCGAGGTCTTTTAGGGTTAGGTGTTTACCATAGTAGTTTTCAAGAATGTATCGGCTTACATCATCAAGATCATCTAAAAGAATGTTGGGTTCTTTGTCATAATATTCGGGGATATTGTAATATTGAGGTTCCTCATATAATGATGACCGGTGTAGAAAATTCCGACAACTCCAATAAATCCATGGATATGCGTATGTAGTAAACTTGAATCCTAATTCTGGTTTAAACTTTTGAGCCGCCCGAACGAGACCATGTAGCCCTACACTGTTTATATCCTTTCTTGTATGTATACCTCGTTGTCGTGGATATGTTTTATAGTATACTTCATTTGAAACTTTATAAGCAAGTCTGATATGATTACCTATCAACTCCTTCTTATAAAGGTTCATCTTGTACTTTTTATGTTCGTCTACTTTAATAGACATGTTTGTAGCATTAACTGTAATCATAATTTTGGTTGTGATACCGATTATAGTTGTAACATGTACCAGATTATTTGAGCCTTACCCCGAGGACTTTGCGTAACTTCTGGAGAACTGCGTTGTCTGGAATAGCCTTCCCCGACTCATATGAATTGATGACATTTGCTGGAACTCCGATGGCTGTGGCGAGGTCTTTTTGTGTTTTGAAACCTTTAGCGGTGCGTGCTTGTTGAATCGTTTTAGCCACAGACAGACTTACTTTTTCATGGGTTCCCAACTCGGTTTGATCCAACTTTTGAGCTTTTGTAACTTCACGGTGAGGCACTTTTGTTTTTTGACTTGGTAATGTCTTACCGTGAATGACAACGGGGTTCCAATCTTGATGGTTCATTTTATTATATATGGAATTAAATCTTTATTCATACCCTCTCCAACTTCCCTTTAATCTCTTCTATAAGTCTTGGCATAGCTTCAGACTTAAACACTTCCTTAGTTGGGAACCGTTCGTCTGTAGCATCCGGGTTTGTTTTGCGGTCAATATCCAAAACGATGTTTTTTGTAGCATCATAGTACTTATCATACTTTGATTCATCCTCAAGAACCTTGAGAACACCATTTTTCCCGACATTCCGTGCAATAGTTTGCATGGCTTCATGCTTTGGTCTATAAATGGTTCTTTTTCTTTCTTCAATAGCTTCACCATGTTTATTTAAAACCCTACCAATCACCTCCTTCGTTTCTAAAACATCATTTTGGGAAATCTCCTTCACAATTTCCTTACCAACGGTTTCTATAGCCTCGGCTATAGTAGTGGCATCGGTGGGCTCTCTCACAAAACTATCAACAATTTCCTGGGTTGGTTTTTGTTTGAGGATGGCAATCATAATATCAACCATTTGTTCCATTGCGGTACCAATAATCGTTAAACCATTGTTATCATTAGAACGATACTTTTCAATGTATTTTTTGGGAATGAGGGCATCCTTAATGCTATAGAGCTCTTTTAACATCTTTTCAGACTGGGTTCCACATGGAGTTCTACTCTTTGTGTAGACGAGGTAGACAATCGCAACAAGAATTGCAACCAAGATAATGTTCATAATTCTTTCCTGGTTCATATTATATTATAATTGTGACATTTTATTTGAGATACCATCCGACAGTCTATCTAAATCATTCACTGACTGGGGTGTGGGTTCCGCCATAGGTTTCACCGAGGGTTCTACCTTGGGTTCATCTTTTGGTCTCATTGACATCATAGCGAAAATTGCAGCGGCTACACTGATAATCAACAATATGATAATAACAGTGATATTCATTATAATACAATCAGATTTTTTTGACTGGTCCGAGAACCACCTCCGGTGTGAGATACTTCTTTAGAACATTCGGTGGATGGAGCATATCAAACTCTTCCGTCGCATCCTTTCCAGCGAAAAGCATGATCGCCTTCTTGCCACCTGGATGATCTGGCAAAAACTTTGTGAGATCATACACGATATCTTTGATAATTACCCAACAATCTTCTTCGGTATTATGCTTCGCAATTTCAGTGAGAGAT